AGCAAATTTCAAAATAGAAATGGAGTAATTACCTTGAAACCTGAAAGAAAACTTTGGCAAAAAGTTAAAAAGTTTATGCCAGAAATATCATTCACAAGATTAGAAAATCTAAGTGGTTTTGGCACCCCAGATCTATTGGCTTACAATAAAAAAGGAACTTTTTTTACTGTTGAGTTAAAGGTTAGTAAAGTTAATTCTGTTAAGCTTTCTCCACATCAAATTAGCTTCCATGTGAAGCATCCACAGCATTCTTTTATTCTAGTTTCTTCTGACGCATACAAGGATGAAAAACTTTATGAAGGCACCCGCTGCTTGTCTCTAGTTGCTGAAGGCTGCAAACTAACTCCTTGTCGCTCGGGACTAGATTCTATTTACGATTATTTCCAAAGCCTGTAGCTTGCCGCTTGAGGCTCGGCGCTTGTCGCTTGAAGCTTTTCGCTTGTGCTCTTTAAAGTAGTACAACTTACAAGTGTTTTTATTACTTGCATATTCTGTAGTCAGTGGCTTGTCCCACGTTGCACGCGGCTTGCGACAAGAGACTAGGTTAATTACTTTACCCAATTCCACTCCTTGGCTAGTTTTTCAATATAAGCCTTTGCTTCTTGTTTAGTTTTAAACAAAGAGGATGCCCAATTAATTGGCATTAAGTATTTACCATCTTGAACATTGGCATAAGTTCTGTAGCCGTCCCAAGTCTTCTTAACTCCATACTCTTTAGCAATCATTTGTTATCCTTTCTTGATTCTCTGTATTTCTTATCAAAGTCTTCGTATTGTTTATTATCAATATGTATCGCGTACCAATAGAATAATGCTGCAACTATTGCTGCAATACAAACTCCTGATAAAAGCCATCTATATATCTCTTCCATAAGTTCAATCATTAGTTTCTCCAATCAGTTAGTTTATCTTCCATTGCATCTTCTAAAGTTTCAGCCTCAGCTATAATATCTTCATCAGCTGCTAGCGCCTTGCTTCTCGCCTCATCAATAAACATAGTTGAGAGATGGGTGGCGCGCATCATGGCTGAGCCTTCAGTATACTTACCATCTAACCAGTCTTTAAAGTACTTGTGTGATAGATCTTCTAGTGTCATCTTGTTCTTCCTTTCTAGTTATTATTGTTATTGCTTGTTGTACTGTAACTCTATCGTTTAGGATATGCAACAACATATCCTGTATCTCATCAGCATCTGAGCTCCAGTTCCATATATCTTTATTAGTTAACATATCTTTCTCCTTGTTGATTACATCCTACATTATCCTACTAACATAGTCAAGTCAATAGTTACTAGATGCTAGCTGCATGCAACTAGATGCTGGATGCACGAAGCAAGTAACAAGTTAATGCGACATATTGTCGCAGGCGTTGCCGCGGTTGTGCTCGCGTAGGTTGTGCGCCGCTGCGCGGCTTTGGTATCTCGTGACTGGTATCTAGGATTAAATGTCAATGTGACATATTGTCGCAGGCGTTGCCGGGGTTGTACTCGTGTAGGTTGTGCGCCCGCTAGCGCGGGCTTCCCTCCTTCCCTCGCCGCTGCGCGGCTCTGGTGGCTGGTTGCATATAAGATACAGTGTTGCAAAAATGTCACGCGCCCGCTGCGCGGCATCGGCGCTGCGCGGCGTCTATCTTCTCTGGTTGTATATCATGCTCTACGTCTACGTCCGTACTCGGGGGCATTCGTAGAGGTCCCAAGCCACTTACAATTTACTTTGATTCTGTAAACATCGATCCCCCTTATTAAAAAGGGGTCCCTCAACTTAACCGTGTATAGCTTGATTTAGACATTTATAAGGTATAAATACTTCAAAGGTTCCAAAATTAATCCTAAAAAATTTTGCAGAAAATTTTTATGAAACTAACTTTAGAAAAATTTAATTTATTACCCCCTGATATTCAAAAGGAATTCCTTGAGGCGGGTTTATTAGCAAAACAAAAAAGAGGTATAGAAAAAGCACAAATTGACTTCATGTCTTTTGTTAAAAGAGTTTGGCCTGAATTTATAGAAGGATCACATCATAAAAAAATTGCAGAAAAATTTAATGATATTGCTAATGGTAAAATCAAAAGATTAATTATCAATATGCCACCCAGACATACAAAGTCTGAGTTCTCTTCGTTCTTGCTACCAGCATGGATGATTGGTCGTCGTCCTAAACTTAAAATTATTCAATCAACACACACTACAGAACTTGCAGTACGATTTGGTCGTAAGGCTAAAAATTTAATGGACTCACCTGAGTATAAAGAAATATTTGAAACAAGACTTAGAGAAGATTCTCAAGCAGCGGGTAAGTGGGAGACAGAACAAGGTGGTGAGTATTACGCAGCCGGTGTCGGGTCAGCTATTACTGGTCGAGGTGCAGATTTACTTATCATAGATGATCCACATTCTGAACAAGATGCTATGAACCTAGATGCATTAGAGCGTGCTTATGAATGGTATACATCAGGACCTCGTCAACGTTTACAACCTGGTGGAGCTATTGTTCTTGTTATGACAAGATGGAATACAAAAGATTTAACTGGAGCATTATTAAAAGCTCAAAGTGAAACAAAAGCAGATAAATGGGAACTGATAGAATTTCCTGCAATCCTTCCAAGTAATAAACCAGTATGGCCAGAGTTTTGGAAGTTAGAAGAATTAGAAGGTGTTAAGTCATCAATCAGTTTACAAAAATGGAATGCACAATGGATGCAAAATCCAACATCAGAAGAAGGTGCATTAATTAAACGTGAGTGGTGGCAAAAATGGGAACATGATTACATCCCACCTCTTCAACATGTAATTCAAAGTTATGATACAGCATTTATGAAAAAAGAAACAGCCGATTACTCAGCAATAACAACGTGGGGAGTTTTTCAATTAAATGAAGACTCAGGACCACAACTTATTTTGCTAGATGCTATAAAAGATAGATTTGAATTTCCTGAGCTTCGAAGGATAGCATATCAGCAATATATGTATTGGCAACCAGAAACTGTATTAGTTGAGGCAAAAGCTTCTGGATTACCATTAACATATGAATTGCGTAAAATGGGTATCCCTGTTATAAACTATACCCCATCAAGGGGTAATGATAAGCACACCAGAGTTAACTCTGTTGCACCTTTATTTGAATCGGGTCAGATATGGGCACCCGTAGATAAAGCGTTCGCGCAAGAAGTAATTGAAGAGTGTGCTGCATTTCCTTATGGGGATCATGACGATCTAGTGGATTCAATGACACAAGCAGTCATGCGTTTTAGACAAGGTGGATTTGTAGAACATCCTGAAGACTACAAAGACGAACCTATAATTAGAAACAACAAAACTTATTATTAGTATGAAAAATTTATTTGAAATGTTACAGGCAATATTCGGTAAAAATGTTATTAATAAAACAATAGGCACTCGTACTAATGTTATTAAACTTCCTTCAAACGAAACTAATCCATTAAAAAAACAATTTGATGTAGCTAAGGCAGCGGACAATCCTGATGTATTAGAAAAAATTAAAAAAGTTATAGAAGATGAAATTCCTTATCTTTCAAAAATGAATGATTCCGAAAGATTAATTTATGAAGGAAATGTAAGAAGATTACATGATACCCTTATAATGAATAAACAAATAACCCCTACAGTGACTGCAGAAGTAATTGGCATTGGAACGAAAGAACCAATAACTGGAGAAGGTTTAATGTCGTTAACTAAAGAAGCAGGACAGATTAATCCTCCAGGAACAATGGCTGGAAATGTAGAAGCAAGAGTTAATCAATTAAAACAAATTGGAAAAGAATTAGAAAAACAAACAGGTGAAAAAGCAACTGTTGAAGATATATTAAAAGAATTTGGAACATCACAAGGTTCTTTAGCTAGAATGCAAGATGAAGGTTTAGTTAGATCAACAGCAAGACAAATTTTAATTAATGATATTAAAGAAGGTAAAATTAAAAACATAACTGTTGAGCAAGCAAATACAATGAGAGAACCATTAGATTCATTTAGACAGATATATGGTGAAGATGCTTTAGAACAATTAGATAGTTTAATACCTGATTTTAAAAAAGTAACTTCCGAAATAGACGCTGAAAAATTAGCAAGATCTAAATTTAATTTTGATCCCAATGAAGCAAGACCAAAAGGATCCTATACGGAAGAAGAAATGAAAGTTATTTTAGAAACACCAGAGAAAAAAGCAAAAGGTGGAAGTGTTGGTTTAGATTATTTGGTAGGAAAATAATATGAAGATTAACCAATATAATGAGATGATGAGATATCTCACTAGAAAACCCACACCCGTTACTATCTCCGAGACACTAGATACAAGCGGCGAGCAACGAGAGGCTTTAGCCGAAGGAACTAAAAAGAAAAAAACTTCTCTTACATCTAAAGTAAGTAATCAATTAGGAATGGGACCTACTGCTATTGCTGATGTGGGTGAAGAAGTTATTAGGGATGTAAAAGGATTGTATGGAAAGTATGCCCCACAAATTGCAAAAGGTGCTTTAACAGGATTAAAAGTTATTGGAACTCCAGCAGTAAGTGCGGGACTTTATGCTCAAGATGTTTATTCAGATTTAAAAGATGCAGCAGATCAAGGAAGTGTTACAGCATCAAAAGCATTAGATGCATTTATTGGTCAAGGAGAAAAAGGATTATATTTTATGTTACCTGAACTTGCAAAAGATGTAATTACAAGTCCAATAGCTTCTAAAATATTACAACTTGGAAGTCTGGGAAGATTTGCAACTCCAGCTGGACTTGGTTTATCTGCAGCAGGTGTTGCTAAAGATTTTTATGATCAATACAAAGATTTTCAAACACTATCACCAGAAGAAAAAGAAAAACGTATAAAAGGATCTACTTACACACCAACAGAACAAGACTTTCAAAGAATGCAAGAAGCAGAGTCTAGAGCATCCGCTGCAACAGGTGGAAGAATAGGTTATGCAGAAGGATCTGATGAAGTAGACATTCCATTATTAAATAATACAAAAAGATTAGGTCCGGAAGATCGAATAAGTAAATATCAATCTTATTCAGAATTAGAACTACTTGGAAATATTGATGCTAAAAAACCAAATTATGAAATATTAGAAGATTACATTTATAGAAATATGCCTACATATGAACCAAAAGATATTATTCCAAAAGGAGCAAGACCTGTTATGCCTAATGAATACGATAGAAGACCAAGTGATGGAATATTAGAATTGGCAAGAGGAGGAAAGGTTAAAAAATGATTAAACCTAAAAGACTAACATTAACAGTACCACCTTTAAGAGGACCAAACCCACAGGGCTTGAATATTAATTATAATACTGTTAGAACAGTGAAATCGGAGAAAACAACAAATGGCAGAAATAGACAAGTCGCTACCAAACGTAGCTGATCAGTTAACACCAGGAGAATTAGAAGTAGAACAAATTGCTCAAGCAGTTGAATCTACTCCAGCCGGTCCTACTGAAGTTACAGAAAACGAAGATGGTAGTGTTGATATAAACTTTGATCCAAAGAAAAATTTATCAGCAGGTACAGAGTTTGGAGCAAATCTTGCCGAAGTTATTGATGAACAAGATCTTGGAAGATTAGGATCAGAACTTTATCAAGATACTCAATCATATAAAGATTCAAGAGCAGATTGGGAAAAAGCTTATACTCAAGGATTAGATTTATTAGGATTCAAATATGAATCAAGAACAGAACCATTTCAAGGAGCTTCAAGTGCAACTCACCCAGTTCTTGCAGAAGCAGTAACTCAGTTTCAAGCTTTAGCTTATAAAGAATTATTACCAGCAGGTGGACCAGTGCGAACTCAAGTCATTGGATTAGATACACCAGAGATTCAAAATCAAGCAGATAGAGTTTCAGAATTCATGAATTATCAAATTATGGATATCATGAAAGAATATGAACCTGAATTTGATCAGATGTTATTTTATTTACCTTTATCAGGATCTACATTTAAAAAAGTTTATTACGATGAAACATTAGGAAGAGCAGTATCTAAATTTATTCAAGCTCAAGATATTGTTGTTCCATATACAGCAAATAGTATTGATGATGCAGAAGCTGTTGTTCATGTAATTAAAATTTCTGAAAATGAATTAAGAAAACAACAAGTATCAGGTTTTTATAGAGACATAGAATTAGAAGCTTCCGATGATTTAACACAAGATGGTGATGTTAAATCTAAAGAAAGACAATTAGAAGGTGTGACTATGAGTGGTCAAAATGAAGATATTTTTACACTTTATGAATGCCATGTTAATTTAGATCTGGAAGGATTTGAAGATATAAATCCACAGACTGGTGAGCCCACAGGAATTAAACTTCCATATGTTGTAACAATTGAAGAAGGATCTAGAGAAGTTTTATCTATTAGAAGAAACTATAATCAAGCTGATCCATTGAAAAAGAAAATTAATTACTTTGTACATTTTAAATTTTTACCTGGTTTTGGATTCTATGGTAATGGATTAATTCAAATGATTGGTGGATTATCAAGAACTGCTACTCAAGCATTAAGACAATTATTAGATGCAGGAACATTATCTAATTTACCAGCAGGATTTAAACAAAGAGGAATTAGAATAAGAGATGATGCTCAATCAATTCAACCTGGTGAATGGAGAGATGTAGATGCTCCTGGTGGAAACCTTAAAGATGCATTTATGACTTTACCATACAAAGAACCTTCTCAAACTTTATTACAATTAATGGGGGTCGTGGTTCAAGCAGGTCAGCGCTTTGCTTCGATAGCTGATCTACAAATAGGGGATGGGAATCAGCAAGCTGCAGTGGGCACGACAGTTGCTTTGCTAGAAAGAGGAAGCAGAACAATGTCTGCTATTCATAAAAGAATATATTCTTCTATGAAAGAGGAATTCAAATTATTAGCAAACGTATTTAAATTATATTTACCACCTGAATATCCTTATGATGTTGTTGGTGGACAAAGAACTATTAAACAAACAGACTTTGATGATAAAGTAGATATCATTCCAGTTGCAGATCCAAATATATTTTCACAAACACAAAGAATATCTATTGCACAAACAGAATTACAATTAGCGATGGCTAATCCTGGAATTCATAACATGTATGAAGTTTACAGAAATATGTATTCAGCATTAGGTGTAAGAGATGTAGATAGAATTTTAATGAAACCAGATCAACCCACACCAAAGGACCCTGCACTAGAACATATTGATGCTCTTGCAGGGAAACCATTCCAAGCATTTCCAGGACAAGACCATAGAGCACATATAACTGCACATTTAAATTTTATGGCAACTAATATGGCAAGAAATGCACCTGTGATTATGGCATCGTTAGAGAAAAATTGTTTTGAACATATTTCTTTAATGTCACAAGAACAAGTTGAAATAGAATTTCAACAAGAGATGATGCAATTACAACAAATGCAACAAAATCCACAAGCAATGCAAAATCCACAAATGCAAATTCAAGTTAGAATGTTAACTGAAAAAATAGAATCTAGAAAAGCAGTACTGATTGCTGAGATGATGGAAGAATTTATGAACGAAGAGAAAAAAATTACATCACAATTTGATAATGATCCTATTGCTAAACTTAAATCTAGAGAATTAGACCTTCAGGCTCAAGAAAATGATAGAAAAAGACAAGAAAGCAATGAAAGAATTAATCTTGATAAGATGAAAGCTATGATGAATCAATCAACAGATAGTCAAAAACTACAACAAAATGAAGATTTAGCTAAATTAAGAGCAAATACTTCTCTAGAAAAGACTGTTTTATCTGCTCAACTTAAAAATAGATTTCCAAATAGATAAAAAAGAGGTATAAAAGGCTATGAAAAAACAAAATGAAAAATTAGC